AGACGGTTGTGAATGGGTCCACATGTACACATTATCACCGAAAATATGTACTGAATGAACTAGATGTGACCACAAGCCTAAACATATTTTGAGAACATCATTTCCTTCTTCAGTAGAAAAATCATTAAATTGTTCTAACCACACGACGAATATGTCCCAAAAGATTGCCCACAAAACTTGCGCAGATAAAGAACCATCAAAATTACTGAAATCACCGGCAATAACTTGTTTACCACGAGATTTCATGCGTTTTGCTATGCGCTCCCAATCAATAGAATATGGATTGGTACCTACAGCAACTTCATTATCAATTCTGTTGTGCATCAACCACGCTGAAAAAGGTAAAAAATACTTCCGAAAAGCTATTACGAAGTGTTGTGGACCTGCGGAGAAAACTCGGGTTTTTCCTGCATCAACTTTCTCATTGTCTCTACGCTCATCTTTCAATGTATCAATAAATAATACATCAGAGATTTTGCCGCGTCGACAATCTTCGATTAACTTTTCCACATCAGTTCGCAACTGTCTTGCTTCAGGACTTTCAAATTCATATTTTTCGCCAGAGCCCATCCATTTTGTCTTTCCAGGGAATCCTTTGGAATTTTGATTATACGGAAAACCAGGAGATGTTCTTCTAGCTACACCATTCATCATAGCATCACCTTCTACTCCGGCTACAGCTTCTTCATAAGACAAAATACGTTGATAAGATTTGCGACAAAGAGATGAATCATATTGTGTCAACACTACTTGAGAAACATCTTGAACTGCCGAATGTATTTCTTCTTCATTCAATACTGCTGTTTCAACTCCGCACTTCTTCAATCCTTTCATTAATGGATCATGTAAAATTCCATCGATTTTTGTTGGTTTCAAAATAGCTGGACGCATTGTTGGTTTTGTTAATTTACCCTGAATACAAGAGGGTACAATTGAAGACTTTGTTGCTTGACCTACTCTTTGTTTTGATTTACCCAAAGGACAAAATAATCCCTCTGTACTTCAATATCAACTGTAGAGTCAACATCTTTTGGAATTTCATAATAAAATTGTGCACTGATATTTTTATAATCAACGCCCAAAAGTATTTCAAGTCCTTCAATGATAGCTTCTTGAGTTAATGGACAGGCATAACCATAAGATTCATTAGTTCCTGCAATATGCATCCCAATCAATTTTCTCTCGATACGATGGTTGTACACTCCTATTATTGAACCACAATCACCAACTTGCGTAGGTGCATTGTACTCATAACAGTCTCTTTGGGTATAAGATTCCTCCTCATACTCAAATCCAGGTTCTTTAGCTAACCAAATGGTAATCGGCACATCAAGCGGTCTTATTTTAGAAACCCATTGGTAGACTCTACATAAATCACTTCTATAGATTCCAGTTTCATGAAACGTAGCATACGTTCCGCTAAAATTACCAACCAATTTCCCTTGATCTTGCACTTTTGCAAAGTGTCTAATTAAATCACGATGTATATGACATGGTTGAGAGTGTAAGTTCACAAGTAAACAATCTCTCATTTCACCATTCTTGTGTTTCAATTGTACGCAATTCTTCGTCAATGTAAAACCATTCTCTCCAAACTTCATTATGTGAGACAATGGCATCTTTATTATGTCCTCTCGATGGGCTTGGGAAAAGAGTATTTCTGTTTCTGGCAATAATCTTCTTGCATAAAAAGCATGTAAGAAATGATATGGAATCAAGAAAGTCCAACCACGTACAAACGTACAATTTCCAAATGGTTTCCTAACATCCCCCTTCATATAAGAGAGACGATACGTACTTTTCTGAAGTACATCACATATAAGTTGATGTGCCGCCATATCATTACAACCCTGAGATTCAATTTTGTCAAGCAAGTCTTTCTCAATTCCCTCCACGACTTTCTTTGGGTTCTTGGGGGTTTTGGGATCTCCAGAAACTCCAACTTCTACTCTGCGTTGTTGTGCTTTTGGTGTTTTATCATCACCTGATGTACCCACTTCTACAAACCTCCCGGTTTGCTTATTAGTCTTATCATCACCAGAAACGCCAACTTCCGCAGTAGTCTCTAACATCGAGGTTTCGAACCACTTGTACATCGCAAATGCCGACAATGCGACACCAACAAATCCAAGAAGAGATAAATACGGATGTTCTTTTAACACTTTAAG